CCAGGATACCAGGTTTTCACGGGCTATACCCGCCAGACCTTCAGTGAACTGATCACGAATTTTTAAGTCACAGCCCCAGCACGTGCGGATTGAGCCAGGTACATGCCGGGTGATGGTGTAGTTGCGGTCGTGCCACTCGCTGTGTGGGTACTGACATTCCAGTTTTCTTTCGAGCCAGGCATCCAGTGAATTGAGTCCACCAGCACGATGTATGACCTTCTGATTTTCGAAGACATCACGCATTAACGGATCGTTCTGAAGTTCCTGAGTTGTCTCAGGCAGCAGGCCAGACGGTAACTCAGCCATAGACTCTGCCTGTGGCTCGATAAGAACACGACCATGTCTGAACAGATGCATCAGTTCACTGCCTGGGCGAAATATTACTACCCCGGTCATTGGTGCAACTTCAGGTGTAAGTAGAGCTCTCACTGTTACCTCAGGCTACGATATCGATAATTTTTAGTAGTTCACTAAACTTAGATTCGAAGAAATGTGGCTGTGTTTCTCTTGGGTTGGCTGGACTGGTGATGTTCTTCCCGTACATGCAACCTTTCGCAGTTAGCGACCAGAACTTTTTAACACCATTGACACCGGTGCGACTGTGGCGCTCTTTTTGCTCAACAATGCCAAGCCTGGACATCATGTGATAAACCTGATTCGCTGTGATGCGGATATTTTTTGCTTTGAGGAGAGCACTTAGTGACTGTGTCGGGCGACTGGAACCGTCCAGGGCTCCTGCGGGAGCATCAATAGCATAATGCGGCATTAGATCCGGTAAACCTGCGACCTGCTGAAGCTTTTGATAAGCGCCAAGTTTGGATGAGTTAGAAAGATTGAGCAGTTTTGCAGCAGATTCAAGCAAGATTACCCCAGCCTGAACACGATCGGATGCACCTGCAGATTTCCCTGATGATTGAATGGCATCAAACGTCCTGATCACTTTCAGATTGAATGCTGCGCTAATCCACATTGCGTATGAGTAAACTAATTCACGGCAAACATATGTACCCTGCAATTTCCCACCTCTAATAACACTTACTGGCTCGGGTACATCCGAGTTGCAAATTTGCAACTCGGTTATTAATTGCTCTGTTTGTTCATTTCGCAGCCAAAAAGCTGGTTTGTGTTTATCAAGTCCACCTGCTGCTCGGTGAAGATCATTGAGGCTATAACGACCAACAACGTCACGACTTACGGATACACCATCAATTACCATCAACTGATTCATAACCTTCTCCACTTATTGAAATGCGAAGCGGACTGCACCCCACTACGCCGGTTTTCGTATTTTACAGACTTCGAAATGTGCTTGCATTGTCACCTGTATGTTTATACAGTTATTTATAGTGTTTAATATTAATTTCTACCCTTCCAGGCTTTACTACCGGTCCCCACTCGATGGCCATCCGTTTAACCTGACTGTCGTCTTCCCAGACTCTGGCATTCGTCAGTGCGTCGAACAGCGCTTTGTTGTAGTTGTCCAGATCCCGCCGTCTGTTATCTGGCGGGAAAAGAACTATGTTTACCTCAACGTTGACGTTAACTGGTTTCGGTATGCCGCCGTATTGCTCAACAACAGAGGCATAAACGTTCTTCTTGAACTTCCTCCCCATCTCGCTTATCAAATGCTTACCCTTTAACGCTCCACGATCAGGGGACCGGTAATAGGTGTTAACTGTTGGCGGGAATGGCAACGTTAATTTCATTGCTGGACACCTCTCGCTTCCAGCCATGACAAGGCGCGTTCTCTTGAATCACTATCACCGTTAATGAGTGACTTGATGATCGATATCGCATCTGTCTCATCATTTCCTGAAATAACGGTAATCCCCCTGGAAACTCCAGGCGCAACTGAGATGTATCCCTTCTTCGCTATGGCCTTCACATGCTCCGCTGCCGCGTTCGGTGATGAGCAATCAATTAGCCCTGCCAGTTCACATATCGTTGGAGGGAATCCAAACCGGCGCTGATAGTTCACGATCGAACCAAGCACTTCACTTTGTCTCACGGTAAGTTTGTTCACATCAGCGCTCCTTAATCCGCTTGTTCAGTATCCCGACTTCGAGGTACAGATGAGACGGCGTAAAGCCAAGCTGCTTAACCATCCCCATGGCACCGTTAAAAATTGGCCTGGCTATTTCGTCACAATTCATACCAGGGTTAGCCTTGCGTTTAGCAGTTATTTCCTCGTTGCATCTTCTGGCGATGTTACGAAGCGCGTTACGTGCTTCAACGTCCTGCATAAGCCACCTCCAGCAGCGGATCAGGTTTACCAACGTAACCAGGAGACATGATTACATCAGGGTTTTCTGCCTGATTTCCCCAGTGATGCCAGCCAGGTGCAGCGCAGCGGCTGAACAACTCAATGCGTGACACATCGCCGTATAACTGCTCCAGGCGGTAACGAGCTTCTGCCGGCTTCTGGCTGTGCTCGCCGAGTGGGCTGTAGATAACCTGTTTTACGCTGGCGTTCTGACGCTCAAGACCTTTCCCTCTGGTGGCAATTAGCAAATCCTCGGTATTGGCGCGAGTATGGTTACCACCGTTCATTCGGGTCTGAGCGTTCAACAGGTCGAGGAAGTCGTAAAAGTCCTCTACTCCACCAGCCTGAAGCGCTTTGTTGATGTGCTGCTCAGCCAGTGAGTTAAACTTCACCCAGGTGAATCCCTTCATGGTCCGAACCTTAAAACCCCATGCCTCAGCAAGTTCGATCGCCTCACGGGTATGTGTACCGGTGAACCACATGGCCAGAACGGAATCTTCCGCACCAAGCTCCCAGACAGGCAGGCGTTTTATGTCGATGAGCTTCATCGTGCCGTAATGGTTTTCCGCTGCACCATTGCTGATGGTGTTTCCGTATTCCCACGGCGGATCGGCGTAAATCAGTGAGTAGACCATTAACGACCTCCCGAAAATCGACCAGCCAGATAACATCCGTCTTCGGCAATAACTGCTGGTTTAGCCAGGCCAAGACAGCGCTGACGTTCTGCCAGTATTGCTGCTCGCTCTGATTCAATGGCTGATGCGCTGAACGCCTCTATGTAAATCGTCGCGGCACGATGAAATAAGCCTTTCGACTCCAGACCTTTCGCCACTTCCATCAGGGCGCTGACTTCAGGAGTTGGTTCAAACACTTCGAAGTGGCAATCTGCTGGCGGTTCCGCGTAGTAACGGAATTGTCGCCCGTCGCGTTTACGCGTTGCCAGCCCAGAACCATACAGGCGGCAAACGGCGAGTTGGAGCCTGTCCTGGCTGAACTGGGTCAGACCTTCGATGATGTCTCTGGTCGTGGAGCCGGGGTTCATGGCAATAAACATCTGGACCGTTTTCAGAATGCTCATCGTTACCCCCTGAACCCTGGTGGAATAGCGCTGTAATCAGTGTTCTTGAAGCTGGGTTTGAAGATGCCATCTTCGCGGGCCCACTCGCCATTCACTCGTTCTGGTCGGCCAGCTTTGTCCCAGTTATTTGCAGACTTGAGGTATCCCGGGAACTTGGACGGCTGGAAAAGCGTCTGTGGTCGCAGGTAATCAGACATCTTCAGGTCATCGCCCCACTTCGCGTTGCAGTAATCCACCACCAGCGACAACTCTTCAACGGTGAACCCTTCGCCGATTCGTGCTCGGATGTTTTGCATTGACGTGGTTGAAACCTGGTAGCGTGAGTTCGTGACCTGGTTCAGGTGAACCAAAACCTGTTTAGCCTGATCAGTAATCAACACATCCCGGTCTGGTTGCACCGCAACCGGACAAGAGTCTTTACCTGTAATCTCTGTAGTACTCTCTGTTGTATTCTCTGTAGGATCATCAGTGCATTTTGACCTGATGACATCGGTTCGTTTTGACCTGATGGAGCGTGTCACTTTGACTTCTTCCATCGTGTCATTTTGACCTGATGGAACAGTGCATTTTGACCTCTTCGATTCGGTCACTTTGACTTCATCTAAAAGCTCGCTTTCATAGTTGATCGTGTAGAAGTTTGTCATGTCGCGTTGAGACTTGTTCAGCTGCTCAATTTTGAGCACGCCGAGTGTCTTCAGGCGTGTGAAGGTACGCTTCAGGGTCGACTCAGACCAGAACGGGAACTGCTCCAGCCACTGTTCTGTCGTGTTATAAATCCAGCGAACACCATCACTCTCCATGCCAGACGTTGTTTCTTTCAGCCAGTAGTTAATCTGCTGCAATGCAATCGCCTCGTTCAGGCCAATGCTGTATGCAAGGTCAGGATTTATCACTATTGGTCGGGATGTCATTAACAGGCTCATTCTGTCCCTCTATTTCCCTGAATTTACGCTGAAACTGTTCGAGAGGACTGAAGCACTCATGCTCGTATCCGTCGCGCAGGTATATAACCCGTTGAGTTTCTGGCTCCCACCGGATAACCCTGACTGGGACGCCGTAGCTGTCTTTAAACCGTCTGTTGAGTGCTCACATTCGACCTTCTCCGCCTGGCCGTTGAAATCACCTACAACCCAATCGGCAAACTGGTAGCAGACAGGCTCAAAGCATCCGGATACCATTACCCCATACACGAACTGCGCCGGACCTTTTCCACCCGGCATAGGTCGAGCAATAAGTTGCGACCTGCGGTACTGTGTTGTTACACTGTTCATGCGTTAGTTTCTCCACTGAATACGACACGCCACGACGCCAGGAGCTGCACACTCGCTGGCGTCACTTCTTTTGACGGCGGCTGAATAAGGCCACAATCGCGCGGATTTCTTCTTCACGCGCTGCCAGATGACGGCGGTGATGTTCCTGAATCTCTTCGGCTTCATGCTTTTCAATCACTCCATCTTCAAGCGCTTTCTGGATAATCTGATCAACCTGCCCTCTTGCAGCTGCTGTACGCATTGCACGGCTGAACAAATCAACACGGTCCAGATCTTCCAGGCTTGGTACATCCACCAGCAGCGCACCGCGGCGCTTGGCAAAGTAGTCGGCAACGAATGACGTGTTGGAAATGTCTTCCATCGCTTCCAGCTCAGTTACTTCAAAGAACCGGCATCCGTTTTTCTCGTACAGGTTGTTGTTGAACTGGGTTTCTGACATGCCCAACGCACCAGCCATAGCCTGACGGCCCCCGGGGTACGCCTTACACATCGCTTTCACTACTTCTTTCAGTGTTTGCTCTACCATCTTGTTTTTCCTTTGGTAGTTACTAAGTGCGTGATCATCAGTTACGGTGTTACTGCAACGTCTGGATCAGCGGGTTTATATTTATTTGGAAAAGGTCGAACTTCTTCAGCCTCGATTTTCCCGTCTTCCTTAACCAGGATGTTCACTCTTCGGTTGCGCTTCAGAGCTTTACTGATGGCGCTTTGGTAAACCCCAAGAGCCTCAGCTGTTTTGGCCTGGCCGTTTTCCAAAACATATTCAGATAGCGGAATAATTTTCATTAGATTTCCTCGTGGATGCACACAAGGAGTATCACTGTTAGTGATAATATTGTCAACACTAGCGGTGATTGGTAAATATGCCGTGCGGTGATAAATTATGAGAATGAAAAAGAAACCTTTGACCGCCGAACAATTGGCTGACGCCAGTAGGCTTAAAGCCATTTTTGAGTCCAAGAAGAAATCTCTTGGGCTCTCTCAGGAGACTCTGGCTGAACAGATGGGTATGGGTCAGAGTGGCGTTGCACAACTGCTTAATGGGACCAACGCAATTAATGCAACTCATGCAGCTCAGTTCGCTAAAATTCTGGGTGTGAAAGTTGACGACTTCAGCCCATCGCTTGCAGCTGAAATATCAGCAATGTTTGAAGCTATCGCAAACGGAAAAAACCATTGTTCAGTTTATGAATACCCACTACTAACCGAAGTTCAGGCTGGTTCCTTCTGTCCTGTAAGCTCTTACACTGAGCGAGATGCAAAGGAATGGGTTTCCACTACAGTTAAAGCCAGTGATTCAGCTTTTTGGCTTGAAGTTTCTGGACATTCAATGACCGCGCCACCTGGTGTAAAGCCAAGTTTTCCTGAGGGTATGCTAATTCTCATAGATCCAGAACAGGATGTTGAGGCCGGTGATTTTTGCGTTGCTGGTATTTTTAACGATTCAGAAGTGACATTTAAGAGATTCGTTCGTGAGGATGGAAGGCCGTGGCTTGAACCCCTCAATCCTAGCCCACGATACCAAGCAATTGAATGTAATGAAC